CATTGCAGTTATCACTGAAGCAGTTGTTATTTGAATACGATACCAACCGCCTCCTACATAAGTTACCTGTTGATTACTTGCATTAATACCACCACCGCCTGTAGAACCTGCATATGAGCCATCATTTAAGTTCCAAAATATAAATGGGTTAGTACCTCCATCAATAATCCTTAACGAAATACCATCAGTTGTTCCTGCTTTAGCATAGATACTAAACACATTTAAATTAGTAGAAACACTTTGCTCTAATCTGGCAGTAGAACCTGTTGCAGTAAGAAGCCAAGCATTACTTGAGCCATCATACCCACTTTGACCACTTGCAAGGGTTACATTATTTGCTCCCCAAGTAGCATTAAAGGTATTAGATTGTTGTAGCAGGTTTTGAGTCTCCTTCTCTATATTCCCACTTGCATTAACTCTCGTAGCAGCAGTTGAACGAGAAAAGGTAAAATCCCCATCTCCGTTAGTAGGCACTTGTGAATAGACCTTTGATGTTTTTGTTCCCGAAGGAATGAGTACAAGACTCGCTTTATCGTAAATGCTCATATCTTACAAAGTTGTTAATGCGATACATTCGCTATCAGTTAGTGCCGTTGGGAAAGTTGCTACTTGATTAACGCTTTTTCTAAAGTCAGCGTTATATCCCATATATTGTAAAGGTGCGTTCATCTCACCCCATTTAGTTGATGAAGTATAAGTATTCACTCCATTAACAAAAGTCTTAACCTCCGAACCATTCCATTTTACAAGCATCTTATATCTGCTTAATGTATTGTTTTGATATGCACTTCCTAAAAACACTACAGGGGTTCTTAAAGCAAGTCTTACATTACCATTGGGTTCAGTTGCTATTTCAATAGCATTTGCACTTGGGAAACCACTTGTTGCGCGATAGAAAAAACCATCATTTGAAGCATCTCTTGCCGTAGCCGTAGTTAATCCTCTATCAAAGTCTAAAAAGAATGTGCCTTGTTCAAGGCTTGTAAGAGACGATATCTGCTCATTCATCTCATCCCTTGACCTCGTAACACTACTTCCGTATGTGGGTATATAGGATGTTGGGTAGCTTCCTGCTTCAAGTTGCGCTCCCCAAATGTAAAATAAATCAGTACCTGTTTGAGTAGCATTAAACATTGGCTGAATAACGCTACCACTTGCAATAAATGTTCTTACTATGATTTGTCTATACCATCCACCGCCAACATCTTCACTTGTATAAACATCGGTTCCTGCAGGTGTGCCACCGCCAAAGGTTATTTTTCTTGAACTTGATTTGACATAACAACTCCAAACATATTTATCTCCAATGCTAACAGATAGGACTAATTGTCTATACACATATCCAGAGTCTATTTGGATAGAACTTGCGTTGTTTACACCTTGCGGACTAATTACTGCGTTTGCCACAATGGTTTGTGTTCCACCACCAGCGTTCCATACATTAAAGTATTCAGATTGAGGAACAAGATTACTTCTTTGAGGCTCAAGTAAAAGAGCAGGACACGAACCACTATAATCTAAACGAGGCATATCCTCCAAGATTCCCGCTTGTGCCGTACTCGCTCCTGTTTCAATGTAGTCAGTAGCAACTAATCCAAGTTCCGCTTGAGCAAAAGCAAGGTATACAACTTCCCCTGCTCCCCAAGTGAATCCTGCTCCACACCAAACTCTTGTGGTTGTAGAAGAGGCAGTAAAGAATTTATCAAACCTTTGCCATTCAGTAGTTAATGAAATAGGAGTTGTATTGCTATCAACACGAATATTTACGGATGTTGGAGTGTCTGATTTTGCGTAAAAAGACCATACATACACATTACCTATAGTTGTAGTAATGTCTTGATATATGTAAGCGTTACCGCTTGACTCTGCTTTAAAGGCAGTATTTCCACCATTAGGGTCGGTGTTGTTATAACTAACATTTATCAAGGAGTTTGTTGCCCAATTCGCTTGGCTGAAATCTTGAGAGTATAATACAAGATTCTCTCTACCCTTCTCAATAAGACCATTAACATCTACCCTTGTAGCAGCAAGATTTGAACCCCTACTAAATGTAAAATCACCACTACCATCAGTAGGGCGTATGCTATACAACTTACCATCCTTGTAAGCACTCGGTATCATTACTAATGATGCATCCTTATATAATGACATTACAATATTTCATTTAATTCGTTAATAGTACAGGTTCTCGCTTCCGTATCACCACTATCCGCTACTACCCTAACATCATAAGCATCCATCAATTGTCTGCCTCTATCCGCTTGTGGGAATCTTCTCAATGATTTACTTACACACTCAAAAGCCTCCATCGTAGCACCATCCTCTAATGCTCTATTCTGGAATTGAGCAGGGTCAAGGATATAGAACATAGCACTACCCCATCCGATTGTATTAGTGAAAGCATCTCCGCTACCCCACCAAGTTGAGCCATATATTGACCCGTATCCTTTTTCGTCAGTTGCCATTGTTCTCTAATTTTTTAATCAGCTTTTGCAGCTTCTTTAAGTTAACCTCCTTGACCTTGTAGCGTTTCTTACAAGTTCCATCCGTTGAAGACCGCATCTTTGTCGGGGTATATGTCATCGTTGTTATTTGTATAGTATTCAGGATATGTAGACTGATTGAAAGACATAAAGTCAATAAACCTACGAGTGTAGTGTTCAGCAATATCTCTATGCTTGTTCGTTAAGAAGTCTACCTCGTCTTTCTCCATAGCTATACTGTTCTCTGCCGTGTGCTTGTAAGCACCACCATTGCCAATAGTATAAGCTGCGTGAGGTAGGTATTCTACCATAGCCCAATGAATCAACATAGGCTGAATATAGTCATCTAACAAAGTCTCGTAAGCAGGAGTCAATGTACCGCCTATAATGTCATTGCGTAACTTATCGTAGAGCTTTGTGCCAAGATAGTTCTGCAAATGGATTTCTTGAGAAATCTCTATGAATTGAAGAAACTTGTCCGAATCAATGTTGCCAGACAATACGCTATTGCGTACTAAATCGTCTCTCTTTATAAATAATACCTTTGCCATTATTTTCCGTAATTAGGGTGATGACCTTGTCTCGGCATATCAATAGGAGCTTGAGCCACCTCTTTAGGGTTCTTTGGCATCTTAAATCCTTCTCTTACCGCTTGGTTTACATTCACAAACTTTGTCCCCTGTAGAGCGTTACCACCCCATTCAGTTCCGTCTTTCTTTAACTTCTTCTTGTAGATTCTACGCTCCCATCTATGGTAGCAGTTTACACCACCCTTGTACTTAAATAGTGAGTAGTTTCTACCCTTGTGTCCAAATGATTTATTGACACCTCTTGCACTCATCTGTCCAATGTCTTCCTTACGGTATAACATCTTTTTAGACATCATAGTCTTACAGAAAGTTCTGCTTTGACCCATAGGTGTCTTTGAAGTGCCTTTAGAGTACTTGTAACGCACTTTATAGAGTTCAGTGTCCTGATTGCTATCTTGCGTAGCAGAAAGGCTTACAAGCCCGTTTAAATAGCTTTCAACATCAAAGTCTTCTGGCTCTTCATCTCCTACTTCTTCTGCATCAATGAGTTCATAGCCCTCTGGCTCTTCCTCACCCAAGTCAGCCAATGCATCTAACATCTCGTGGGCTAACTCGTCATCAAGAAAAGGGCGGCTATCGTCCCCCAACTCTACTTTGCTTAATTCTTCTTTCTCTTCCTCTGTAATATCCGCTTGAAGCTCCAAAGGTTGTAGTGTCTTGAAGTAGACATTCAATGAAGCACCATTTACCGCAAGGATGTCATCAATAGCATCAAGAATCATTTCTTGGATAGGTCTAACAACCGTGTTGTGAAATAGCAAACTTGCCGTCTTCAACTCGTCAGCATTGTTACCCAATCCTGTATTGTCCTTAATACCCATCAACATAGGTGAAGTAACCCTATGGGCTACCATCAACTTACGCATAGCCTCGTCAGCTAAAAACTGATACTGCTCACTCGCATCACTCAACTGAACAGGCTCAATACTTGCAGCCATCTCCTTGTTGTCGTTAAACGCCAAGATAAACTTACCAGAGTTAGATGAACCACTAAACTTCTGTATGATTCGTCTCTCTATAAGCTCACGCTCCTCTTCAGTAGGCACACCATTATTGAAGTTAATCAACATACTTGGTGAAAGTCCGTTCTTAATGTTATTGATGTGGTAGTTTGCTACCTCCTCTTCCAACTCTGCATAAGGTAAACCACCTTGATAGTCTACTGGTGAGTAGTAGTAAAATCCACTACGATAAGGCTTAATACAATAAATCTCTAAACCCTCACCCTTTTCTCCATAACCAAAAGCAGGTATTCTAATAGGCTCAAAACCTTTCTTGCGAATCTTTGTCCAATCTTTAGAGTAGTAGTATCCTGTAACCTCACCATCGTCATTCATCTTCTCCATACGGAGAGTCTCAATAGGCATATGCTCTACTTGGACAATCTTTGTCTTGTCCTTGTTGTAGATAACCTGCATAGCCGCTTGACCCATAGCCTTTAAATCAAAGGTTATCTTACGCATACAAGTACGAGAGAAGAGACTCTTCATCATAGCGTACTCATCAGGCTTTCGTGATGCATCGGTAGCATACAAACCCTTTCCGTAAATAAGCTCGGTCATACCATTTATAATGGCATTGTTGGTAGCACTCCCATTGTACCTGTCTATAAGAAATTGGAAGTAGTTGTTATCCTCACCATAGGCTACCCATTGCTTACGATTGTCTTCTACAACCGCAGGGGTAGTATGCGATGCGAGGTTTACGATGCGTATATTGCTCATCGGTAAATGTATTGATTATCATTATCAGTATCCTCGTAGTAGGTGAACTCACCACTATTGACACTGAACTTCTCAAGGTTAGTCTGATTAGTACAATAGACCTTACCTCTGTATATCTCGTTTGTTCCTGTAATTCTTATTGTGTAGTACCTACCCTCTACGAATGTATAAGCAGGTGTTATATGGAGGTAGTTCGCCTCCTTCGTAGCCGTTAAAGACTCCGTAGCAGATACATTTGTTTCCTCATCAGTAATAACTACCGACACGCTTAAATCAAACGCTCTGGGAACAAAATATATCTTCTTGTCTGTTGTAGTTACAATATGCATAATAGGTTAACCACAAGAGAGGTAAAGTGTTATCAAAAAGAAAGGGTAGCCCGAAGACTACCCTAACCAAAACACCTATTATCCGCACCAAGTGCAGAACAAATATACTACTTTATTATGAAAGCACAATAGTATCAATTGCAGAAGTCATACCTGCAAATGGGTTACCATCTGTTGCTCCTGCAATGAAGTTTGCAGCAGTACGCTCCATAGCGTTGAAGGTAAGAGTGTAACCACTCATATCTCCCATAGCAGCACCACTAACAATAGTACCACCTGTTACATCTGCTCCGTGTTCACGACCTACCAAGTAAGCGTTACCATTGTAGTCTTCTACAACGATGTGAGGTCTTCCGTAAGCCATTAACTTCAACTCGTTGTTATCTTCCTTGCTTAATTGAGGCAAAGTAAGGCTAACCGCTTGGTCAAAGAATACTGTTCCGTTCTCACGAGAAGCGTTGATTGTTTGCTCTACTGAAGATGTGCCTTTCAACACATACTTGTAAGCAGAGAATGTTCCTGTCATATCTGTTACCTCATCCGAAGTAAGAGAAATCGTACCCAAGTCACCGAAGTCTACAAAGTAAACGGCTTTAATACCACCTACAGACTCACGGCAAGGGAGCGCACGACCTTTTGTTAAATCACAAGCCATAATTTCTTTTATTTTTTTTTATAAAAAAGGGCAGACAAGCATATGCCTACCTGCCCCTTTAATTATTAACTAAATTACTTCTTAAGAGTAAAGTACGATGTCAGCACCAATACCATATTGTACCGCAGCAGTAAAGCGCATTACAACACGAACATTTTGTGAACCATCAAGGTCAGCCATATCAATTAGCTTCACCTCGTTGTGGTCAGCCAACAAACCTGTACCGAAGAACAAGTTAGATTTTTGAGCAGCAATCATAGTGTTGTCACTCAAACCAGAACATACGAACAATTTAACACCGTCAAATGCAAGGTCACCACCATTGAACCAAGTAGTACCTTCGTTGTTCACACCATTAGCACCAAGACCTGAAGCACCGAATCCACCCAAAGCACGGATGTAAGCACGAGCAACATTGCTTGAAGCGTAGATGTATAAGTCCTCTTTTCCGTATACTGCGGTAGGGATAGCATCAACTACTTTACCCATTTCAGTAATAACATTAGCAGCAGTAACCGAAGTACCTACTACATCAATTACAGTTCCGTCTGCAGCCAATAGAGTTT